TATTGCTGGAAATATAAATATCGAAGATAGTGAAGAAAAGATTGAAGATGGCAGACCACTTCAATCAAAAAGATTTATGTTTAGTCCGAGAGATGGACTAGTAAGAGTTTTACGTAGACCTATTCCTAAGAAAAGTGGACAAGGATATACAAAGAAAAATAACAATAAAATTATTGATGGACCATGGAAGACAGCAGATGAAATTGCTAAGAATCTAGGTCTAGATAATGGTGATGATTTAGATAGTTACGAAACATTAGTTAAAGTAATTAAAAAGAATTTATCTAATGAAGACCAGAAAGCAATATTTACTGCGTTTGCAGATAACAATACGATAAAGGGTATGGGAATACCACCAGAACTTCAACAGTATGACCAAGGCGAACTATAATGAAATTAGACGAATTAGACAAACAAATTACATCATCTGACCTAGAAGCGTTAGAAACATTTGCTGATAGAATATTTGGCAAAGTAGGTATTGATGTTGAATTCACTCGTCATTTCTTAGACAGAGTTAATGATGAACGTAATGGCAAACAAATCACAGCAAGTGAATTAACTCGTTTATTCAAACAAGAATACAAACGTTGGGGTCAACCAATCGCACAGATGGGTCCGGACCAAGAAGCAGTAATGAAAGATTTAGTAACTGATATTAATATGCCATTTGCATTAAGATGGGATAAAGAAAACGAAGAACTTGATTTAATAGTAAAGACTGTAATGCGTAAACCAGATTTCAAAACATCTAATAAAGAATTTCCAGTAGAGGGTAGAGGATTATACAGTATGGGTGGTAAGTCGGGATTACGTCATAGACCAACAATTAGGTCAAGAACATCATCAGCATCATTTCTACCAAAACCAATTAAGAAACCTTCATTACTTAAAAGAATTTTTAGTGACGAGTTTAGTGAGGAAGCAACACAAAAACCATATGTATCAATGTATAGAGATAGAGATAACAGAAACAAAATGGTTTATGATGTGTTAGATAAGTACGGTGACTCAGCATTTAAATCTTACGATGAAGATGAAGCACAGAAATATTTCAAAGATAACTACAAAGCAATGAGAGAAGATATTAAAGAAGATTCTCAAATTTGGAAGTGGAATAAAGAAGACCCTAATAATCCTGAAGTATTAATTCAAGGATATGGCAGACTTATGCTTAATCAAATAGAAGATAGTGTAGTTGGCAAACTTAAAGAACTTACTAAGATGGCAGAACGTGGCGACTTTGAGCAAATTCAAAGTCTGTTAGACAGAGATGTTATGCAGATAATGATGAAAGCAGTTGTTGATACAAAAGCAGAACTACAAGCAACTCGTAAAAGAGGTGGACCAAAATCTCGTGGTATTAATAAAGAATCTATTCTGGATGTAATTGGTAGAAGTGAAATAGAAGAACTTGAATTAAAAGAATTTACTCTTACAGATGTCAAAGACATGGTTAAAAAAGGTTGGATGGCTAGACCAACTGAGAAACAATGGAAAGAACTTATAAAGACATACAATAAGTATAAAGGAAATGTAACTAGAAAAGATTTACTGGACTTAGGCATTGCAACTCTAGGTCGTAAAGAGTCAGTTAAAGAAAAAAAAGAAAAGACAGATGATTTATTAAAAGGCTTTGACCCTAGAACTGAAAGAGCATTAATGATGTTGAGAGCAAAATATCCTCAAGCAGATAATATTCTTTCGGCTCTATTAGCAGATGTTGAAAATAATGAAAAAGATAGTGATGTTGCCGATTTGACACAAGGTCATAATATTGAGAAATTAAAAAAAGCAGTTGATATCTTACAAAAAGAAATCAAACTTTTGAAAGGGGACAAAAAATTAAATGTAGTCAAAGAAACAGGTGGTGTAGGCAAAATCGTACCAGGTATTAACACTACTATTGATGTAGGTCCTGATGAGATTAAGAAACAAACGGCCAAGTTTGGCAATGCAGTTGACAAAGACGGAGTTCCAAAGAAAAATCTACGATAAAGGCATTCAAGTGTATAACAAAGACACAATGTGTTATAAAACTTGGAATGATATTATCATATCATTACCCAAGAAAACAGTTAGTTGGTGTTGTAAGACAGACTTAACTGCTCAACAAATAAAAGAAACTACATTCGACTTAGAAACTCTAAACACGAATGGTCTAGATTTCCTTTTCAATCATCCAATCCTTCAAAAGAGAAAAAAAGAATTAGCAACTGGCATCAGATGTCCAGATTGCCACATATGTTGGGAATCAGAAGATAGGTCTGGAGAAAGTCATAGAACATTATATACTAATCATTCTGTTGAATTTGATTATGATACGCCTGCTACCTTTATTGAACTTGAACTGACAAACAAGTGTAATCTAGCCTGTGTATACTGTGGACCACAACTTAGTTCAAGGTGGCAAAAAGAATTAAAACAACGACATCCTGATACTGAAGATGAGATATTTCATAAAGTAATGGAGTTGCTGACTGAGTATTTCAATACTACATTAGCAGACACTTCTACTATTAATTTAAGTCTACTAGGTGGCGAACCTTTCTTTACTGAACATATGTATATATTCCTAGAATATCTTTCAAAATTCCATGTAAAGCCAGAGCAAGAACTAACAGTTACAATCACAACTGGAATGGCTTTTCCTAAAAAGAAATTTACGAAATTTATTGAATTGATTGAACGTACTCCTAATATAATATACATTATGCAGTTATCTGGAGAAGCAATTAACAAGAGAGCAGAACTAATTAGGTGGGGACTAAACTTTGAAACGTGGGACAATAACTTAGATATGTTCTTAACAGAGTCAGCAAGATTGAAGAATTTAGTTATAGGATTTGGTTGTGCCCATAATGCCTTATCTCTGCCGTATTTCAAAGACTATCTTGTCTATATAAACAATAAGTTAGTAGAACACGACTATAAGAGAAAGGTGTGGTTTCTAATCAACTATATAGAAGAACCACGTCACTTATCTATATCAATGTTAAATAGCAGTCATGCTGATGCTGTGACAGAGCAGATAGAGTACATGGAGAATGAAATGACGAATCTTTATCAAAAAGATGAGTATATTACCATGTTAAAATCACTCAGAAATCAAATTTTAAATGCGAGAGTCAGTTCAGAGATGAAGAATCTTGCTTCGGAAGAGTTTAAAATGCTAGAAAATAGAAGAGGAATCTCGTACAAGTCTGAATTTCCGCATTTTGATGGACTCGTTTTGAAACAATTTAGATAAATACTATTATGAAAATACATGAGATATTAGGTGAAATGACAAGTGCTGGTGGTATAGCCACAGTGGCGGCACCTTTAGGTGGTGGTGACCCAAAACAGAGCATATATGCATCTAAAAAATCTAAGAAAAAAAAGAAAACTAAGATGGGATATAGTGCCGAAGTAGGCAACTTATCTTATAACCATCCAGTTAAAACACCAATGATTAAAAGGTAGAAGGCTTATGAAACTGACACAACTTACAGAACAAAAAGAACGTCCTTACATTTGCGTTCATGCCAAAAAAGGCAAACATGAAACTCATGCAGTATCATCTTATGATGCGGCAAAGAATGCGGCTAAACATTGGGGAATGAAATCAACAGCAGGTATTGATGCACATTTGGCAGAAGGTAATTATCCTGAACCACGTAAAATGGAAGTAACACAAGCAGACAAAGATAATAATACTGAAGCATGGAAACGTTTTAAAGCAGGTGACCCAAGATATGAATGGAAAGATATGATACTTTCTAAAGCAGAATCTTATGATGACTATCATGGTGATATGTCTAAAGAAGAATATGACAAAACAGTAAAAGGTTCTCAAATGGAATATACTGTTTGGGTTGGTGGTACTGAAGTTAATGACAAGTGGTTATCATATGACGAAGCAGTCAGACTATATGACAAATATAAAGCACAAGGTTATGACGATGTTCAATTAGATGCTCGTATGAAAGAATCATATTCACCAGGTGACGAATACACAGATTCAGAAGGTATGGTAAGTAATTGCTGTGGTGCTCCTATGATGGACTACAATGATGGACATGGTAGATGTTCAGATTGTAAAGAAATGGCAGCCGGTGAAACTGATGAAGAATTTTATGAAGATTGTGGCTGTGGTCACGGTTCAGATTGTGATTGTGGTCCAGAATGTGATTGCGGTTGTAATGAATCAGTTAATGAAGACGAAGAAGCAATTGCGGCTAGAGATGAATTTCTGAAAGTTATGGACATGAAACCAAAGAGTAGCAATAAAGCAATTGATACGATTAAAAAGATTGTAGCAGACAAACAAAACATGCAAGTCAAATTTGACGATGGCAAGATGAAAGTTGATTTATATACAGCATCAGCAGTTTCGGCAGTATACGATGCAGTTAAGCCAGAAACAAAAGTAAAAATTGATGATATGCTAAGAACTAAAGAAGGCATGCTTAAAATGTCAAACTTTGCATTTAGCAAACTTAGTGAAGGTATTAAAGAAGGCAAACGCATTGATGAGATTTTACCAATTGTTGGAGCAGTTGCTGGTGCAGTTGGAAGAGCAGTTGTTGGCGGTGCGGCAAAGCAGGCAACTAGAGCAGTTGCGGCAAAAGCCGCGGGTGCAGTTGGTAATGCGGTCGGAAGTGCAATTGGAAATGCTAACAATACAGTAAACGCATCTAAAAAATCAAAAAAGAATAACAAAAAATTAAATGCAGTTAAAGGTGAAAATGAAGAAGTAGATGAAAGTATTGCTAAAGTAGGCGCTCAAGTTGCCGGTGCAGCCAAAAAAGTTGGTGGGGCGGTCAAAACAGTTCAAACAGCAGTTGGTGGTATTAAAGATAAAACTGGTAAAAAACATCATCCAAATAGTCCACAAGGCAAGATGATTAAGAACATGACAAAGCAGAATAAACCCACTCCAACTACTCTAGGAAAACAGAGTCTGGCACAGAGAGCAGTAGGTGGTGTTAAAGCATTAGCAAAGAAAGTCGGTAATCCAATTTCATATGGAGCCGCTCAATCTGGATTTGGTAATCCTCTTGCGGCATCTAAGCAATATGCGAATGATATGGTAGAACAGGCCATAAAAAAAGCAGAGGCAGAAGACAAATAAACACAAAAATCTATTGACTTATTAAGTCACTTATGTTAATATATAAAGAGTGTGTAAAAACACTCTTTTTTATTGTCCAACTTATAGGAGATTTATATGTCAATTGACGCAATTAATGAAGAAGAAAAAGCAAAACTCATCCAACTAGTGAATGAAGGTTGCCTAGTCCTACAAGAATGTGAAGACCTCAAAGGTGGATTACGTGATACTGTAAGAGCGATTGCTGAAGAAATCGATGTTAAACCAGCGGTTCTAAACAAAGCAATCTCTGTGGCACACAAGGCAAAACTTGCTGAAACTCGCCAAGACTTTGAAGATATGGAAACTATCTTAGAAACAGTCGGTCGCACTCTTTGAGTTATGTAGATGCCTTCTACAACAAAGACAAAGACATTGTTCAAGTTGTAGAAAGAAGTAAAGGTAAACGAGTCTACAATGATTATCCAGCGTGGCGTACTTTCTATGTGAAAGACCCACGTGGTGACCATAAAAGTATTCACGGTGACACAGTACGACAAATCAAATGTAAACGTCTTAAAGACCTTCATAAAGAACGAAAGATAAACGTAGGCAAAACATTTTACGAAAGTGATATGAAGCCTGAAGTTAAGTGTTTGAGTGAGAACTATAACGGTATAGACTCGCCAACACTCAATACTGCTTTCTTCGATATTGAGACAGACTTTGATGCTACTCGTGGTTTCGCTGACCCTAGTGACCCATTCATGCCAATTACAGCCATCACGGTTCATTTACAATGGCTAGATTTACTTGTCACACTCGTAATCCCACCAAAGGATATGCGTGAAGGCGAAGGCTTAGAAGAAGCACAACGCATCTGTTCACAATTCGAAAACACAGAACTATACCTAAGTGAAGCAGACATGCTCAATGACTTCTTAGATGTGATTGAAGATGCTGATGTGTTAACTGGTTGGAACTCTGAAGGTTATGATATTCCATATACTGTTAATCGAATTACTAGAGTATTAAGTAAGTCTCATACACGCAAGATGTGTCTTTGGGATTTATATCCTCAGAAACGCAAGATAGTAAAATATGGTAAAGAACAAGAAACATTTGACTTGTTTGGTAGAATTCACTTAGACTACTTAGAACTCTATCGTAAGTATACTTACCACGAAATGCATTCATACGCACTTGATACGATTGGTGAACACGAAGTTGGTGAAAAGAAAGTAGCATATGACGGCACATTAGACCAATTATACAACAATGACTTCTATAAGTTTGTGGCATATAACAGACAAGACGTTGCGTTACTTGATAAGATTGATAAGAAACTAAGATTTATCGAACTAGCAAACGAAATTGCACACGATAACACAGTGAACATCAAAACAACAATGGGTGCGGTTGCTGTTACTGAACAAGCAATTATCAACGAAGCACACAGACGAGGTATGGTTGTTCCCGACAGAAAGAGACGTGAATGGTCAGACGATGATGTTGACTTCACTGATGAAGAATTACACGACTTAGAAATGCAGAAGGCCGCTGGTGCTTTTGTGGCAGTTCCTAAGAAAGGTTTACAGAAGTGGGTAGCAGGTATTGATATCAACTCTCTTTATCCATCAGTTATTCGTGCGATGAATATGTCACCAGAAACTATTGCCGGTCAACTTAGACCAGACTTGACTGACAAGATGATTGGTGACCGAATTAAAGAAGGTAGAAAAACTGGTGCTAAGACATATGGTTCATCTCAAGCATGGGATGAAACGTTTAGTTCAGAAGAATTTCGTGTATTAAATGAGAAAGACAAAGCAAGTAGAGTTACTTTAGTTTTAGAAGATAGTCCATACGAAGACATGAAAACAGCACAAACAGTATCTGGCGCAGAAGCATATGATTTAATATTCAATAGTGGACTAAACTGGACTATCACTGCCAATGGCACTATATTTAAACAAGATATTCAAGGTATTATTCCAAGTCTCTTAGAACGTTGGTATGCAGAACGACAAGTGATGCAACAGAAGAAAAAAGAAGCGATTAAAGACGGAGATGCAGTTGCAATTGCTCACTGGGATAAACGACAGTTAGTTAAAAAGATTAACTTGAACTCTCTATACGGTGCGTTACTGAACCAAGGTTGTCGTTTCTATGATAAGCGTATTGGTCAGAGTACAACACTCACCGGTCGTTGTATTACTCGACATATGGGTGCGAAGACAAATGAAGTTATCGCAGGTCATTACGACTATAAAGGTCCAGCAGTTATATATGGTGACACAGACTCCATTTACTATTCAATGTATCCTGTATACCAGCAAGAGATTGATGATGGTTCTATAGAGTGGACTAAAGACAAGGTCTTAGAGTTGTATGACGAAGTGGCTAATCAAGTCAACGAAAGTTTCCCAGACTTTATGAAAACATTCTTTAATGTTCCTAGAAAAGAAGGTGAGATTATCGTTGCTGGTCGTGAGAACTGTGCCACACAAGGTATCTTTATTAAGAAGAAACGATATGCGATGCTTATCTATGATGATGATGGCGAACGCCGTGATGTAGATGGCAAACCAGGAAAGATTAAAGCGATGGGTCTTGACCTTAAACGTTCTGATACTCCTGGATATATGCAAAACTTCCTAAGTGAAGTGTTATTGAAGATACTAACTGACGGCACACGAGAAGATGTTATTGATATGGTTAAAGAGTTTAAGAAAGAATTTAGAACAAAACCAGGTTGGGAAAAAGGTTCTCAATCTCGTGTGAATAACTTGACTTCATACAAGAACAGAGTGAATGCCGCTAAGAAGGCAATGGCAAGAGATTTGAATAATGGTGGAGACAAATCTAAGAAAGATAAAGTACATCTTCCTGGCCATGTATCAGCCGCATTGAACTGGAATATGTTACGTGAACTCAACCAAGACAAGTATGCGGTAGAGATTGTAGATGGTATGAAGTGTATCATTTGTAAACTAAAACCTAACACATTCAAGTTAAAGAGTGTAGCATATCCAATTGATGCTACAAAGATACCGCAATGGTTTCAGGATTTGCCGTTCGACCACGATTTAATGGAGCAGACGATTGTTGATAAGAAGTTAGATAACCTAATTGGAGTACTAAATTGGGATATGAGTGATGCAAATGCATCAGAAACATTTGATAATCTATTCGATTTATAGGTTGACAAGTGAACCAGAAATATGTTATAATTAATTAAATTAATCAGGAGAAGTAAAAATGCGTGACATTTTAAAAGATATTGTAAAACACACTCACTCACTTGGAATCATTCAAGCGGCTAAAGTGACAACAGATACAGAGGGAACTACAATCGATGCAATGGACGAAGACCGTACTGTTGTGTTGCGTGGTAAATTACACACGCCAGTTCCTGAATTCGAAGGAAAGTTCGGTCTAGGAAGACTAGGTGTTCTTAATGGACTTCTTAGTTATTCTGGTGAAGACAAAGAAGGTAATTCTATCGTAGCAGATGTTAAAGTAGGAACAGAAACACGTAATGGCGAAGATGTCACTACTGAACTGAACTTCTCTATGCCAGGTGGTTTTGACAGTTCATATCGAGTAATCGTAAGTGAATTAGTAGACGCACAAATCAAAACTGCAAGTTTTCGTGGTGCGGCTTGGAATGTAGAAATCATGCCTACACAAAAAGCAATCAAAGACTTACAATACTTTGCAGGTATTCTTGGTGCGTTTGACCCATTACTTACTGCTCGAACTGTTAAAGGTGATTTAGTATTTTACATTGGTGACAGTTCAACAGACAAAGTAGAACTTCCATTTGCATCAAATGTCGAAGGCGAATTAAAGACAGGTTGGTCATTCCCGTTATCAACTGTGTTAACAATTCTTAGACTAAGTGACACAAGCACTATGAATATGAAGATTTCAGACCAAGGTGCTATGATGATTGCAGTTGACAGTGGCTTAGGTTTATACGAGTATATTTTACCAGCAAAAGCAGGTAATTAAAAGTATAAATATATGGATGAGAGGTCTATAATATAGGAGAAGTAAATGACTACACCCGTGAGACCAGACCAAGATAATAAAATACGCACAAGGCTCATACATCTAAAAAAACAACACAGAGATTTAGACGACGGAATTGTTACTGCATATAAAATGCGTACAAACGACCAAGTTGTTTCTAAACTCAAGTTACGAAAACTGCATCTAAAAGAAGAGATTGTAAAACTAGAAGAAGAGTTAGCAGAAAATTCGTGACTATCATAAAACCAACACCACAGACTATTCAAAACTTGATTAGAGTTATTCCAGACCATCCTAGGCCTGGAGTACTCTATCAGGATATGGCTAGTATATTTAATGCGCCACAAGGTCTTCAACATGTAATGACTTTGTTTTCAGACTATATTGAAACAAACAATATTAAGTTTAACAAAATCATTGGACTAGATGCTCGTGGTTTTCCTATGGCAGGTGCATTAAGTTCAGCAACTGGTATACCCTTTTCTATGGCTAGAAAGAAAGGTAAACTACCAGGAAAAACTATCTTTACACAATATGAACTAGAATACGGAACTGATGAATTACATTTACAGGTTGATGCGTTAGAGCCAGGTGACAAAGTACTAGTTATAGACGATGTTATCGCAACAGGCGGGACACTTGAAGCCGTAATTAAGTTAGCCGTTGGATTTGAAGCAGATATCGTAAGTATACTAAGTATAATGGAACTCGAATTTCTAGGCGGTGGTGCTAAGTTAAGGGATTCTGGGTACAATGTGTACTCAATATTGCAAGAACAGTAAGCATAAACCACTTGACTTTTGGTCTATTATTTTGTATAATAGTAGATAACTATTAACTTTTATTAAGGATTTAAATGAATAACTATATTTTTACAAGCGAAAGTGTAAGCGATGGACACCCAGATAAAGTTTCTGACCAGATTAGTGATGCGTTAGTTGATGCAGGACTAAAGAATGGTGATGAAACTACTCGTGTTGCTATCGAAACACTTGTAACCACTAACCACGTAACGGTAGCGGGTGAAGTAAAGAACTTTAACGTAGATAATGTAAAAGATATCATACGAGATAAAGTTAAAGAAATTGGCTATGAACAAGAAGGTTTTCACTGGGATAATTTAAATATCTACAATGAGATACATTCACAGTCGAGTAACATTGGATTGGGAACTGATGACTTTGGTGCAGGTGACCAAGGCATTATGTTTGGCTATGCGAGTAACGACAACGAAGCAATGCTACCAGCACCTATATATTACGCACACGAGATACTTAAAGACCTCAAAGAGAAACGAAATACTGCTTATAAATTTCTATTACCAGATGCGAAATCACAAGTAAGTTTACAATATGAAGGTGGTAAAGTAAAACGTGCTGACCAGATTGTTGTAAGTACACAGCATACCGAGGGTTCTGAACAACTTCTTAAAAGTGTAGTTGGTGAGGCAGTTAATAATGTAATGGGAGATTTGATTGATGAAAACACTACATGGCATATTAATCCTACAGGCATGTTTGTCATTGGTGGTCCTGATGGTGACACAGGACTTACCGGGCGTAAGATTATCGTTGATACTTATGGTGGCTATGCTCCCCATGGTGGTGGTGCTTTTAGTGGAAAAGACCCCACAAAAGTCGACCGAAGTGCCGCCTATATGGCACGGTGGTTAGCAAAGAATGTTGTAGCAGACGATATGGCAGATTGGTGTCAAATTCAATTGTCATATGCTATCGGTGTAAAAGAACCAACGAGTATCTATATAGATAGTAATGGACACAATAGAACTATTCAAAAGTATATTGAAGAGAATATCGACCTAACACCTAAAGGTATTATTGATAGATTTGATTTATTCAAGTTCTATGGTTATAGCGAGAATTGTGTATACGGACATTTTGGTGATAAAGATGTTCCGTGGGAGAAAACAGGATGGTAGAAGAAGATACACTAATTAAACATTTTGCGATTGAACTAGGAAACGATTACGAAACAGTAGAAAACTTTTATGGTGAGTATATTGAGTCAATCGAAGATGAAGATGATATTCCACAGTTTGCAGAAACATTAACAGATGTATTAGAGGCCGACTATGGTGGCGATTTAAATGAAGAAGATAGAGCAAAATTTCATTATGATTTAATGTTTAACAGTATGACTATAGCATGGGAAAAAATGTTAGAGGAAGAAGGATAATGGCAAACTTCACAGTTATTTGGGAAGTTGATTACTATGATGCTGAAAAGAAATTCTTTGTACGTGAAGGAAACACTGCTGAAAGTTTAGATGATTTAATGGACGATTTGGGTGAGAACGCAGTTGACCATGAACCAGAAAATGAAACACCAGTTGGACTAGGCGACTTTAACATTGAATGGATTAAAATTTTAGATGAAGGAGATAACGAAGTCTGGAGAGATAAAGATTACGACTTCACTGAATATGAAAAGGAGAACTTATGAGTAAAACACTTAATCCAACTACTTGGTTTGGTACGCCAGAAGAAAAAGAAAGAGCAGTTGCTAGGCGAATTACAGATGAAAAAGAACAAGCAATCGCACTTGAAAAGATTAACTTCAAGTATGGTCATATAGACCAACACGAACACGATAAGAACATGGCAACGCACAATGGCGAAGAATATGTCCGAGTTGTTGGAATGGAACTAGACGAAAATACACCAGGACAAGGTTTCTTTGAATTAGATTTCAATGACCACTTTGTAGAATATCTAGCAAAATCTGGTTATGATGGGCTAGAACCAGACCAAATCGTAGATAATTGGTTTAGTGACTTGTGTAAGAATATTGTACTGAATGATTTAGAAGATGAAGAAGGTGTCAGAAAAAGTGTAATGTCTGATAGCAAAGATGGTCTAATCATTAGTAAAGTCAAAACTGATAAGGATACTTCAGAATATTATTAAAACTTGACCAAACAACGTTTTCGTGTTATAATAGTAGTAACTTTAATACAGTAGTGAGGAATGCATGAGTACATACATCTTAGTAGATTCGTTTAATATGTATCATAGAGCAAAGCACGTAGCAATGCGTGGTGCTAATATTGATATGAAAATTGGTATGGCATATCATATTATGCTTAGTAGTGTAAAACTATGTTATAACAAATTCAACGCAGACCATGCCGTGTTCTGTTTAGAAGGTCGTAGTTGGCGTAAAGACTTCTATGAACCGTATAAGAAGAATAGGAAAGTTGCTCAAATGGCCAAGAGTGTTAGAGAGCAAGAAGAAGACCAAATCATGTTCGATGCCTACGCAGACATGGTAGAGTTCTTAGACGCAAAAACTAACGTAACTATGTTACAGAATTCCGAAGCAGAAGCAGATGATATGATTGCTTTGTTTATTGCGGCACATCCAAATGATAATCACATTATCGTATCAAGCGATAGTGATTACTTTCAACTTATCACCGACAATGTAACTATGTATGATGGTGTACAAAATCGTATCATTACTAAAGATGGTTTCTTTAAAGATGATAAGAATATGACCCCTATCAAAGAGAAGAAGACTGGTGAAATCAAAGAGAAAGTAGACCCTAAGTGGGCATTGTTTGAGAAATGTGTTCGTGGCGATACATCAGATAATATCTTTTCAGCATATCCTGGTTGTCGTAAGAAAGGTACCAAGAACAAAATTGGTATGTTAGAAGCATTCGCAGACAAAGATGCTGGTGGTTTTAACTGGAATAACTTTATGTTACAACGTTGGACTGACCATAATGGTGTAGAGCATACAGTACGTGATGATTATGAACGCAACGTGAAACTAGTAGACTTAACTGCTCAACCACACGACCTTAAAGTAAAGTTTATTGAAACTATTGCAGAGAATAGTATTCCTAAGACTAACAGTGGTGTTGGTATGAACTTCTTAAAGTTCTGTGGCATACACGATTTACAAAATCTTGCTAAGTCACCTGACGAACTTGCTAAAATACTTAATAATCCGTATCCGTCCTAATGCATTTTATATTTGACGTAGACGGCACTCTAACTCCAAGTAGAGATAGAATAAACGAAGACTTTAGACTATGGTTCTTAGAATTCGTCAAGTGGAATAATGTTTACTTAGTTACAGGAAGTGACCAAAGTAAAACAATAGAACAAATAGGTGAAGAAGTATTTGAAAAGGTAGAATGTGTATACAATTCTTCTGGCAATACCAAATATAAAAATGGTGTATGCGTAATGAATACTAAAAATCTGGAACTACCACGTGATGCGTATGCCTTCTTATTAAAGAAATCTATTAGTAGTGATTTTGATATTGCTACAGGCAATCATTTTGAATCAAGACCAGGACTATTAAACTTTAGTGTTGTTGGCAGAAATGCTAACAGAGTACAACGAAAGAAATATGTGAAGTTTGATAAACTAACTAGTGAAAGACAAACTATCTCAGATGAATTTAACAAGAAGTTTACTAAGAAATTAGGTCTAGTGTCACAAGTTGCAGGCGAAACAGGATTAGACATTATTGAGATAGGCAAAGATAAAGCACAAATATTAAAAGATTTTACATTCCAAGATAGTTTGATATTCTTTGGTGACAATATACAACCTGGCGGTAATGATTATGGCATTGCTCAAGTAATTGAATATGGTCCATATGCATATACTGAATGTCACAATGTAAAGAATTGGAAAGAAACATGGAAGATACTGAAATCACGTTAAACGGTACAGATTGGAGCAATTTGTATATTATAGACTACGCAGGTGGCTGTGGTGGTGAAAAAGTGGGTGACTTCCTAAGTGCGAAGATAGATGCAGAATTTACATCTCCTAAAACTGATATTTCTGGTTGTGCAATCGATAGTTTTGCTAATATGTACATAACTCCTGTGTTAGACCTTGCTTTTGATGATATCAGCCTCTACAGAGGATATAAGGGCAGAGAAACTAACGCACTGTTTCATTCGGAAGAGATGATGAAACATAATCTAAAAGTAAATCTTATTCACCGTGATAAGGATATGTCCCATAAGATGAAGTTCAGCACAGAAGATGAAAGGGATAAATTAGTTAATGATTCTCATTTTACCAAAAACTATATATTACGCAGTCACCGTAACATAGACTGGAGTTCATTTACTAATGCAAAAGTAATTAACATTTATCCTTGGTCTGATTCCCACATAACTTATTCATTAATGATGTTGAAACGTTGGGTTCAATTAGAGCCAATTAATTTTATAAATGACTTAGGGAAATTTATGTCTATCGATGCGGTAGAATGGGTCAAAAACAATATACTTTCTAAAACTCCAGAATTGATATATCAGTGGCAACGTGAAGTTATTAATACAGAAGATTACAAAAAACTTAACTGGAAGTCTTTTGTAGAAAATTCATTTGAGAATGTTCAGTCCTATAATCACTTTTCTCTAACCCATGATGCAATATCACCAGTCGAATTGGTATTCGGCACAGATGAATCTCCTATTCGTATTATCAATGATATAACAGGAGTTGACTTAACATCTGATGCGATTAAGAAATGGCAACAAGGCAATATTGATTTATTAGCAGAACATGGTATATCAATGACTAGTAATAAGGAAGAGTGTGTCGCATATTTTAAAGACTACTGGAATCTAAATAATATTTCTTGTGTGACCGAGTTATGATATATACGAAACAAATAGTTAAAGATAAGTTTTGGATTGTAGAGAATTCAGGAGTTAAAATAGGAACAATACGTTTCTGTTCGTCTGATGATTTTGAATTGAATATAAAAAATATAGATGGTGGTTCTATTACCAACGAACATATATCTTTGACTGAACTTACCTCTCGTTTTGGTGAGAGGATACTAGAAGCAAAAGAAAGTTCGGTAGTTGAATCAAATCCTTTATCTGAAAGAAAAGCATTGAAGACTTCATTAGGAATTATAGATGAATATCCTTCTAAACATATGCCATATAACATAGAAACAATAGAGTTAAAAGGGAAACAAATTCCAACTTATACTAAAAGTAAAACAAGTAAAGTAAGATATGTTGCTGGGTATTACGGAGTAAGATTTCCAACTGACTGGAGATGGTTTTACGGTGGGAAACTAAATACACTAAATACTTACAGTTTTATAGGACCGTTTAAAACTAAATCTGAAATGCAAAACGAAACAAAATTAGCGATTAAACGAGATGAATTATAAAAGTCTAAAAAATCTATTAGCAACGATTAAACGAGCAAACCTAAGAGGTGACAACAAGATAACATTGCCAATGAACGAAGCACTTGATATCCAAAATGATATTGCGTTACTATTACTAGAACTCAAACAAATAGATTCTGTAGAAACTAAAGTATTCGATGGTGGGACATTTGAGAAATGATTGGTATATTCGGTGATAGTTATGCACACGAGCATGTAACTACAGGATGGCCCACGTTTCTTTCTGAACTATATAATGAAGAAATTGAAAACTTCGCCATATCAGGTTCATCAATTCCTTATAGTTATGAATTACTTTGTGAGAAAGATTTAAGTAAATATTCAAAAGTTATATTCGTTTCTACTGAACCACGTAGACTGCACTTCATAGATAAGAAAACTAATACAGAACTATTATGGAATGGTCGTAATGCTGATGATTCAATTAGTGTCAATTCATTTAAGAATTATTCTCCCTACAATAGACCGACAACAAGACTTAGTTTAAGAGAACAAAAAGTTCTAAAATACCAAGAATATATAACAGCAATATATCCTGATTCTTGGGATTCTATGGCTCAAGCAATGAAAAATGATGTTCTTCGTTCACATAAAAATATATTATTATTAGATATCTATGAACTGGTACATATAGGCGAATTAGGGGCACATCCACCTGGTGAATGGTGGGATAATTATGAGGAAGTAGAAATAATCAGAGAATGTCATATGACTATCCCACAGAATAGAGAACTTGCAGGATATATAAAAGATTACTTTGATAATGGATTTGATATTCATAGTATATTAAATCCTGACAATGCAAAAGAATACTTTACTGTGCCAAAATCATTAGAAGAAGCGGGATTTAGAAAGAGGTAGTAAAAATGGCTGATACAAAAACATGGATGTTTGGTACTACATCAGACTTCAGCAAAGAGATTATAAAAAATTTAGATAATCCAGTTTGCTTTGGCAGACATAATGTAGATTATAATGACCCAGATAAATTTATAAAAGAACATGTAGTTGATAATACTCCTGTGAATATGGTTATCAATGTTAATTTAAATAACAACAACATGTTACCAACAGATAGTATACAAACACTACCTGGATATAAGAAGTATTTTATGACTATTACTACTAATATATTCTTCTTTTTTAGATTGCTTGATGAAATGAATACACTTAAGATACCAGTCAGAGTTTGTTATGTAACAAGTACGTTTGCTAATACCAGGTGGTATCTTGGTGAGGAAAAGATGAGACCTAACATCTATGTAAATAATCATAAAATAGAAAAAGACCATGTTTTTAAATATTCTAGTGCAAGGTTGATTCAACAAAGTGCTATGAATTCTAATATTAGTGAAACTTGTAGAGTTGTTGGTGTAAATCCAGCAGAACTTGAAGATGGTGATGTTATGACCAATTATGCACTGAAAATATCAGAGATGGTAAACAAACCTGTTGATGATGAACAATGGAACAGAATATACTGTTTGAAAGGTGGTATGTGGTACAGTCAACCTATGTGGGAAGATTAATTAGAGATGAAAACTTGGATGTTTGGGGCATCGACCCCTTTTAGTAAAGAAATCATAAAAAACTTACATAATCCGATTGTGTTTGGTAGACATAATGTTGATTATACAATGCCACAGAAATTTATAAAAGAACATATTCCTCAATATGTGAGCAGTATTATTTCTCCTGAAGATAGTCCTTTGAATATTGTTATCAACGTTAATTTAGGTGAACATACTGCCAGAGCCAGTAGAGAACTGACTACTCTACCCACATTCAAGTCAGTTTTTTTAACGATTTCTCCTAATATATTCTTCTTTTATTCTTTGCTCTCTGAAATGAATAGATTAAAATTACCAGTTAAAGTTTGTTATGTAACAAGTACGTATGGTAACACTAGTATGAAAAATAAAAAAGAACATCTGCCAGCAGTTGACAAGATAGACTACCCTATCGATTTCAAATATTCTAGTGCAAGACTAGTTCAACAAAGTGCAATGATGTCCCAGGTTAGTGATACTTGTCAAGTTTTGGGTGTAAATCCTTCACAACTTGATGTTGATGATAATATATCTAAATATGCAAAGGAAATAGCAGAGTTGATATATAAATCTCCTGCTGATAATCAATGGAATAAGATATATTGTTTAAAGTCTGGCGGCTGGTATGGATATTTTGGAGATGGAAAATACACAATAGAATAGTCTATTGTAATGACTATTATATACGATGTTTTTGTTAGATTTAGATAAATAAGAGTATAACCAATAATAAGGATACTCTTATGGCTAGACCTAAACCTACGATAATCTTGGAGCATACAGATAATCAAACATATCGCAGTGAGCAAGTACTCAAGGCAACCGCAGTATATTCAGTTTTCTACAAAGGATTAGCGATAAATCTACGCAGTCTCAATTCATTGGTTAATTTTCCTGGTCCAAAATATAAAAAAGTGTCATTCAGTAATCCTGGACACGCAATCAATCTAGCACAAAGATTAAACAAGTTGTTTAGATGTGATGATTTTGAAGTGTATGTTCTTACAAAGGGTGACAAACTAGAGTTGTAACTGTGGACAAGAAAGAGTTAATAAGTTATATTAACAAACACACAACTGGAAAAACAGCAGGCAGAAAAGAAATCACTATTACTGATATCTTTATCAGTGCCCAGCCTGATACAGGATTTAGAGTATCACCCCTTGGCAGAGATATTCTCAAAAAACATTTCAAAACATATAATATAGAACTGAAGTTGAATTCTTCTACAATGCATAAGCACAGAAAAGTAGCAATGGGCACAGGTAACCAAATACTTACACTTGACAAGTATCTTAATACACCATATTATCTAAGAAAATCAACATTAGTTTTATTTGAAGAAGTACCTGCCGTAGAATTGTTGATGATTGATGGTGATATTGACCTTTGGGTACAAAATAAGACCTTTTTTGACAAATAAAAACTTGACAAATCCACGAATCGATGTATACTGTAAGTATAGATAATCGAAAAAAGGATAACAAATGTCAGTGAAATACAAAAAATTCCCTAAGTTTATAGAA